TTAGAAATGCAACTCTAATGGCGATTGCTCCTGTAGAATCATCTAGTGTAGTAATCAATTCAACAAACGGTATTGAAATGCCAATGAGTTTAATCTCTGTTAAAGAAAGTAAAGCAGGGTCATTGACTCAAGTAGTACCAGACTATCACATTAAACGTGTAAGAAACTCTTATCAGTTGATGTGGGAACAAGAAGACTGTGATGCATATTTAAAAACAGCATCAGTGTTAGCGGCATATGTAGATCAAAGTATTTCAACGAATACATTCTACAATCCAGCACACTTTAAAGATCAAAAAGTGCCTACGACATTAATCGCAAAGAACTTAATGCAGGCACATCAATGGGGACTTAAGACTTTTTATTATTCTTTAATAAATAAAGCAGGAGTCAAACGACTAGATGATGAACCAGTAGAAATAGCAAAACAATACTTAGCAGAGCCAGTCTTTGAAGACGATGATTGCGAAGCATGTAAATTATAAGGGTAAACAATGAGCAAAGAACAATACGATTTAACAAAACAAACAACATACTTAGACAACAAAATGTTTTTAGACCCAGCTGGTCCAGTTACTATACAAAGGTTTGAAGAAGTTAAGTATGATAAAATAGCAAACTTTGAAGAAACTGCAAGAGGTTTCTTTTGGATACCAGAAGAGATTAGTCTGACTAAAGATGCAGGAGATTTTAAAGATGCCAGTGATGCAGTTAAACATATCTTTACTGCTAACTTACTCAGACAAACAGCATTAGATAGTCTACAAGGTAGAGGTCCTGTACAAGTCTTTACTCCTGTCGTAAGTCTACCTGAACTAGAAGCATTAATGTATAACTGGTCATTCTTTGAGACTAACATACATTCACGTTCCTATAGTCATATCATTAGAAACATTTATAATGTGCCTAAAGATATCTTTGATACTATCCATGACACAAAAGAAATTGCAGATATGGCATCTTCAGTTTGTGATTACTATGATGGCTTACATGAAATCAACTGTCAAAAAGAAATGGGCAAAAAAATTGATGAAGAAAAACATATCAAAGCAATTTGGATGGCTTTACATGCAAGTTATGCCTTAGAAGCATTACGATTTATGGTATCATTTGCTACATCATTGGCAATGGTAGAAAATAGAATCTTTATGGGTAACGGTAATATCATTTCATTAATCTTACAAGATGAACTGCTTCACAAAGGTTGGACAGGCTGGATCATTAAGCAAGTTGTTAAAGAAGATCCGAGATTCGCAAAAGTGGCAAAAGAATGTGAGAAAGAAGTATACGATATGTATATGGATGTTATCAGAGAAGAAAAAGAATGGGCAGATTACTTGTTTAAGAAAGGACCTGTGATCGGTTTGAATGCAAACATTCTTAAAGAATTTGTAGACTACACAGCATTAGAATCACTTAAAGCAATTAATATAAAATACAATGAGCCTGCCCCAAAAGTATCTCCTATTCCTTGGTTCAACAAGCATAGTGATACTAGTAAGAAGCAAACAGCATTACAAGAGAATGAATCAACTAACTATGTTATTGGTGTTATGTCAGAATCACTTGATTATGATGCCTTACCTCAGTTGTAAGAGACTAAAATATAATTTGAGTACTTGTGATCAGATTAAATATAGTTATCGACATTTAAAAATAACCAGGAGAAATAATGAAGGCTGTTGTATGGAGTAAAGACAATTGTACTTATTGTGATCAAGCAAAAAAATTGCTAGAAACAAAAGGTATCGAAGTTGAGGAAAAGAAAATTGGGCATGGCTACACTTTGCAAGACTTACTTGCAGTAGTACCAAATGCTCGTACTGCACCACAAATCTTTTTAGACGAAGATTATGTTGGTGGATTCACTGAATTAAAAACAAAATTAGAGGGATAATATGAATATAGCAGATGCAAAAAAGGACACAGTTTACACATTTAAATTAAACAGTGGAGAAGAATTGATTGCGAAAGTCATAGATACAGACGGTGATAATTTTATTATCGAACACCCTGTATCATGTGCTCCTGGCCCTCAAGGCATGGGACTTATCCCAAGTATGTTCACCAACGATCCACAGTTATCCGTAACACTAAATACTAGTAGCGTTGCACTCTTTGCAGAAACTGAAACTTCAGTTAGAGACAAGTACAGAGAAGCAACAACAGGGATTCAAGTCCCAGAGAAAAAACTAGTATTAGGATAAAATTACATGGCTAAACTAAGCCGAAAAGGTGATCAGAATGATGCAGGCGGAAAGATTAAACGCGGTTCTGAAACCGTGTTTGCTAATAGCATTCCTGTAGGCTTACATGTTAGTGAGATAACTCCTCATAAACCTTTTTCACCAAAGAAAAAACATAAGCCTCACAAAGCGGCAAAAACTACAGAAGGTAGCCCAACAGTATTTGCTGACGGAGTTCCAGTACTCAGAGTAGGATCAGGCAATGACTGCAAAACTCATAAAATATCTCAAGGCTCGCCAGATGTTTTTGTGCCTTAGGTTACGATAATGGCAGATACAGGTAAGCAGAGTCCATTAGGTCAAAACGTATTAGGAGGTCTATTACAAAATAGATGCATTCAGATCAATCCTAATGCTCAGGATTACATGGGTATTAGTAGATCAAACGATCAGTACACTTTCGGCACATTAGTAGAAGGAACAGTACTAAGAATGCTTACTTGGTCTATCAATGATGCTTATTTGCGAGGTCTAGTAAGTAACGGTGTATATGATAATATCATTTCAATTAGTGGTAATGGTAAATGTTATGCATTAGGAAATTCAAAACCTCCTACATATGTAGTCGAAGATCCTTCAGAAGTCTGGACAGATAAATCAAAAGAAGCAGGGGCACTCTATGCTGGTGGTCCAGCCAATGCAGGATATTCTGTAGCAGGTAACACAGATTACGGACAATCAGCAACTTGGGCTCCATATGATTCTAGTAATGTAAACAAAAGTATAACTCAATGGGGATGGATACGATGTCATGCATTACAAGCACATAATGAATTTAACTATCATGCAAAAGAAGGACTAGAAGGTGCAGTTTTAAATTCTAATCCATCTCCAAAATATGAAGACTTCACTGCATCTTTTCAAACAGCAGAAGGCTGGATAAATGCAAACAATCCAGTTGCAATCATAGCAGAAAATGCTCCAGAATTTATGGAAGGTGCGTTTTCTAATATGGATGATCTTATCACAGGAGATTTTTCAGGAGTAACTAAGTCGCTTGGTTTATTTGGAGATAATTTAAAATTTTTAGGCAAACTAATCGATCTAAAGAATTTAGATAAATTTGGATTTCCATCAACTCTACTACAACAACTATTTAAAAATGGTGGCTTAACACAAGATTTAAACTTAGCAATCGGTGCGGCAGGACTCACGGCTAATAGACTAAAACTGATTTCAAAAGGAGAAACAGTCGCAACAGCATTAGAAGAAAAACAACTTTATGCGGCATATGTAATAATCTCAGGAGAAAATTTAAAGAACTGTATTGCTCCTATGACACCATTTGTTGATTGGTGCCTAACAGATGATGCTATTAGAACGTTAGCAGATTGTCTAAATGTAAGAAGACTGTTTTTCTTACTAGACTGTTGGTCAACATTAACTGTTCCTCTTTATAATGCAACAACTGATTTGCCAACTGGGGCAAAGACTTACTATTTGATTTATAACAGTGACGGTTCAGTAAACGGAGCACTCAATACTGATGCAGTCAAAAACAGAGTTGGTACGTTAATAGTAAATGGAACACCATCGACAACAAGTTCTACAGACGAACAAATAAGTGAATTGCCTAAAGGATATGATTCTTATTTAGGAGGTGCTAATAACGTATTGCCTACTGAGATAGGATTAGCGGCGGCGGCATTTAGATATGCAATGCTTCAAATTACGAACATAGATCAATTAACGCCAGGAACAATTGGTAGATGTGTTGGGCAATTAGAACTTAATACTGAAAATGGTAGCGGTGCTAACGGCACAGAAGGAAGTCCTACAGGACTTGCAAAACCTATTAATGAATCACTACAAGCAACAGTACCAGAAGAAATCTCACTTGGTTCTGGTTGGGCAGGAACATATACATACTCTGATTTCTTTGGTTGTATGTCAGGTCTTCCATATGCTTGGGAAAGAATTTACACACTTATTAATGAGACTGGCGCAACACAAATTGCCTCCCGATCTACCCTTGCAAAAATATATCAACAACTATTTTTAGCAGTAACATGGGAAGCACCTGCGATAACTCTTTCATTACAATATCAGTGTGTACAGAATACACCAAAATATGCAAACCCAGCAAACCCAGATTATCAACCAGATCCGGCCTTACCAGATCCTGATCCTTTTCCATACTTAGAGTATAATGACAATAGTATTAAGACAATGGATCAATGGACAGTTGCTACATTCTTTGGTCAATATAAAGTTAAAAGTGAAGATGTGTTAGCAGGCGATGGTGGAGGATATGGAAGAGGAGGAGCACCTGACCCAATATGTAGTATTAATTATGGAAGTTATAGTTCAGACGGTACAGGTGTAACACTAAATGGTATTGGCAGAAGTGATCAATTTGCAGGAAGCAATGGTGCCGGAACATTCGGAAGGATACAAGGCGCATCTACTTCAGGCGGAACGTTTACACAATGGGCTAGTACACCTTCACCTATCCCTGCAACACAAGGAGTACCAGATGGACCTCCCCCAGGCTTTAGTGGAATCTCAAGTCCACAAGACTCTAATCCAGGTTATGGTGCACCAGTTGCTAATACAGACATAGTGGCTGAGCCTGAATTTCCCCCTACAGGAACTTATGCCCCTTTTGCAATGACTGCAACTAACTCAGCATTCGGATCAAGTTTTAATTATGATTCAGTAGTTCAATATTATATAGATGAGTCTAACACAGAAATACGAAACATTGCTAATCCAAATATTGAATACTCAGGTGGAGTAGCAGAATTAAATATGGCATGGGACGTTTTAGGAAGACAATTGGCTATGGAGCAACGAACAAGATACAATGCTTTTAATCCTGTAGAAATTCCGAGAGATCCTTTCATTAATAGTAATCAGAATTTAATTACGTTTGTTGATACTCTACCAACATACGCACAAGACACACGCCCTCATATGTCAGCACAAACAATTGAAATGATTGTAGATAGAAATTGTGATGTAGGACAAAACATTGTAGCAATGATGAGATCAGAACGAAATCAAAAAAGACTTGCTGACTGTGGTATTCCGTTATCAGACAATATAGCAGATACTATGCCAATTGATGTTGTTAATGTATTAAAAGCAAATAATACGACTCCAGGAGGAATCACTGGAATCGGTCCAATAGAACCATTCGGTCATATAATGACTAATCCAGCATGGCCTGTTATTGATCCTCCAGTTCCTGCTGATGGTATTGGTGGAACTGGAATTGTTCCTCCTGGTCAAATTATTGCTGGTGTATTCTTTCCTATGACATGTATAGAAATAGGAACATATATGCAATTTTTAGATGGCAACCCTTATCCTCAAGTTGGTTCCATTATTAACTGTGGTACACAAGATGGACCTGCAATTCCATCTCCTCCCCCACCAACAACTGTCATAAGTGTGCCAGACAGACCAACGTTCCAACCAGGAACAATTCCTAAAAGTCAACCTAGTCCTGATGCGGCGATAGAACAAGTTATATTATGTAACTGTGATTGTTGGGATTTAATTACCTAACTTTTTTTATCTGCCCGTTGACTTACGGTAAATAATAGTGTATACTTAACACTGAGAATTTTAAAGG